ACATTTCTCCATAAACTTCCAAAGCACACGCCGGCCTTGAACGGAATCAAGGACTGCTTTTAAGTCTGCAGCCTCCTGATCTCGTTTCATTTTTTCTTTTTGCTTTGCAGACCCTACCTGAGCAGGATCTGCAGCATTGCTATTAAGGCTCGTCATATTCAATTACGAATCCTTGTAACGCCATATCTGTAGAGGCGGCTGTTGTTCCTGTTAAAATGATATAGATATTTTCATCTTCATTTAGAACGCGAGGCTCTGAGAATGTCTTAGCTGTATTCGCAGCTCCAAGAACAGCATCTGCAGTTAAAGCTAGACGATCCATAGATTCATGAACAGCTTCTGAAACGTCTGTAGAAACAGAAGTTGCAACTGCTAATGATGCATCCATAGAGATATTGTTTCCTGCAGATTCAGCCTGACCAACTAGATTAAATCCCTTGATCACCGATCCAACTGGAAGTCCTGGAACATGGAACACAAGCTTAGCATCTGTCTTAGATGCAGGCAAAGTTACAAGCGAACTTGAGTTTGTAGCATCAACAGAGAAGCCTGCAGATGTAGCGTATTTAGATAAACCACCTGCTGAGAACTGCATTCTTTTAGCAAGCTTTCCATTTGGATAATATGGAATCTCGTTAAGCTTTACGACAGGAGATCCCGAAGTATAAGCAGAACAACGGAAGCGATATCTTACAGCTGTTGCTCCTGAAAATTCATTCTTAATAACGCCTGTTCCATTTGCGTTAGTGAATGTAGATTCTGTAGACCAATTAGTACCGTCGAAAGACTTCTCTAGCAAAATCGTTGCCCCTGAATTCGCAGCAACTGAATAGTAGAACGAAGATAAATACTTATTAATAAGTACGGTCGTCGATCCAGTTCCTCCGAAGGTTGTTGTAATCCTCTGGAATGACAGAGGTCCTGCTAGTACATTGGTTGATAGCGCCAAAATTAGGGCCACTAAAAATCGTTTCATATGTTTCTCCTTTTCTTATGACCCTGCTTGGGCCTGTTGTATTAAATCTGTTAAAGCGTTTGCGCCGTCTGTTGGAGCATCCGCTAATGTCTTAACTGTTTGCGCTTGCTGAGCTGCCATCTCTGCTTGTTGTTGAGCCTGAGCAGCTTGCTGTCTTTGCGCTCTAATTGCCATTACCTGATCGTCTGTTCTAATAATAGAAGGTGGAACTGAAGTAATATCTCCGTAAACATCAATCATCTGATCCATATCAATCTTATCTGCAGTCTCTGGTCTCGCGGCCATCAATGAAGTTGCATACCCAGTGAATCTTTCTACTGATCCAATGGTGATAAGCTTCTGCGCCTGCGCCATAACTGAAATGTATTCTACTTTTAAATTAACTCCTGAAAGCTCTTCAGGTGGAGGAGGCAATAGTCCTTGTCGTCTGTGAAATTCAAAAGCTAGATCAATCAAAGGATCAAGAGCGTCCTGATTAAGTTGCTCTAGAACTGGACCAACAGCTAGTAAGCGCTCTTCTTTTCTAGCTCTAATTTCTTCAGCTGTAATATTTGATCTATCATCGTTGGCTAGCATCAAGAACAGATCTTCATAGTATGCACGTCTAATGCGGCTACGAGTTTGCTCTTGCTTAGCTTCCATTTGATTGATCTGGAAATTGATTTGATATGCAGGTTTGAATAGATCTCCATTGCCGCGATCATCAACGAATGTAACCCCTCCAGGTAATACTGTTGTTGCATGATTTCTCATCGATGCGCCTGCTACCATTGGAGGATCGATCATCTTATCTATTGCTTGATATGCTTTCTTCTCTCCAAGCTGCAAAGCCTTGATATCACCAAGCGCTTCCATACCAGGGCAGTTAGTCCCATAAACATCTTCGCCGGTAACTTCCCAGCGAGGACATAGAATAGGAAACATATCAAAACCCTTCTCGTCTAGAAGCTTTAGATCATCGTAATCTGTAGGATACGGAGAACCTTTGCCTGTTCCTGATATTCCTATTTCGAAATAAACAGAGGCGTATTTTTTAAACTTAGATTCTAATTTAGTAGGATCATATTGATCGTTAGGCATGATGACATGACAGACATCTACCCATTGATTGTAAGCAGAGTTATCCCATAACGATCTGACTGTTAGAGATACGTTGCTCCAGTCCATCTTGCCGTCGGGTTTAACTACAAACTTTTTAACGAAGTTAGAAATAGTCATTCTATATTCGCGAACGAATGTATCTACTTTACCGAATTCATTCTTAGCAATCATGTAGCTACCAATAGGATAGCTTTCTGTATGTAGGACATTGCCATTGAATACTTCTTGAACTGAGAATGGAGCAGTTGCAAACGTGCCCATATCTCCGTAAACAATTGGAAGCGTATTATATAAGTTAGATTTTAAAAACGAGTTACTCATAATCAATTGAGATTGATAGAGCCATTCCTTAACTTTACCGAACTCAGCCATTCCAGGATCTGGAGTTGTTAATCTAAACCAAGGTCTTGCTGGACTGGTCACGCCTGAAAGCATTCCAGATCTGAGAGTTCTAGCTGCAAGTGTTGCTGTATTGTCGTTAATCTTAGAGTTTCTTCGGTCGCCTTTGTTTACATCGGTAATAGTAAATCTAGCTCTTCTCGGTAAAATATAATCAGAAAGATCGCGCCAATGAGAAATAAAACTAGATCTCTCAAGGTCTAACTCAGAGCGCAGATTATTAAGGATCTTTTTTTTACCCATGTTATTCATTATAATTAGCTCCCGATTAATGTTTTTGTTCCAGATCCAGGAACTGCGCTAATGCCAATATTTGAAGATAGCATTGAAGATCCACGCCTGGCTCTTGTCTGCGCACGCGCTCTAATTCTTTGTTGATCTCTTGTGTAGTTTAGATCGTTTAATCTTGTCTGTTCTTTTTGAGTAGCAACAGCTGCGTTCTGCGCATCTACTTGTTGCTGCGCGAGAGCATTCATCGCTCCAGCTGGCTTATCTACTAATTCGTTTTTTGCAGTTGCTACAAAGTCATACATGCCCATAGTCGCTAAGCTTCTAATAGTTGGAGACATCGTAACTGAGTTCGTGAAATCACCAACACTACGACCTAAATTATTAAACACTCCACTGACTGCATTAGTAACTTCTGATAATGGATTACGTCCACCGCCACACATTTAAACCTCCAAATCCAAACGCTTAGAGTAAGTGATATTCATTTTTTTGTAGCCTTTGCGTTCGAGCAACGCGCCCCAATCCGCAAATACCTTACAGTGATGCTCAACAACTTGAACGCCTAATCCTTTAAGTTGAACGTCGCACCAATCTATAAATGAAGATCCGAATCCTCTGTGAGATTTATCTATATAAATAATATCTTGATCAGCTCTAATTGATTTTCTGTAATGAAGATCACGGCCAATGATAAAGAAACAGTAGCCGATTAGTTTCTGGTCCAGTCTAGCTGTAAAACATTTCAATAAGCCGTGCTCGCAATAAGTTGCATATCTTGCGTAATCAGGTGCAAGCTTAATATCAGAATAAGGTGCAAGCTCATTGTATTGCTTTTCGAATAAAGAAAGCAGCTCAGGTAATAAGTCCTGAAATTTTTCGCAATCAAATCGCAACATTAAAGACCCCTTGATGTTTAACGGTCAGCGCGAAAGCACCAATCATCAGGAAAGGAGTTAAGGTCCGGACGCCTTTGATTCCTTTAATGTAGTTTATTGTAAAATTTACAGCCATGAGTTGAGGCTGTATTTGATTTGAATTTAGGTCAACTATTTTCTTGAAAGTCTAGGCCTGAGAGAACGGATCGTAATCATGCTTATGCATCTGCGAACTGTATCCAGGAATGAGTTTTGAAAGCTCTTGCTGAATTGTCGCAGGCATCTCGGGCCATGCAAAGGTTAGCGCTAGTGCGTCAGAATAATCTGTTGAGAATCCGAGCCTAGATTTTACCTGCTCTTTAGCCTCAAGCTGCATCTTACCGTTTTGAAAATAGTATTTAGGTGCAACAAGTTCCTTAGCTAGGTTTGCATTCTTAGGTAAAGCTCCACCGCGCTTAATCCAGTTGGCCATTTCGAACCACATCTCTGCACGCTTATTTAAGTATCTTTCGTTAGCTGGACGTGAAGCGAAGTTAATTGGAATAGGAGTTTGACCAGCTAGTATTAAACTATCGACAACTCCAGCGCCGAAGCCGCCGGTATCATCTACAAATACATGCTCGTGATTCCACTTTGCTTTAGCTAGCATTATTCTATCTGCTATTTCATTTGTTCTAGCGTTCATCATTACAACAGGAGCGTGGGCAATTAATCCTTGGCGCGGCATTAATACAGTCGAGTCAGCTCCAAATCTAGCAACGTCAACGCCTAATCGCTTCTGTGCAAACTCAACATCTTCAGGCCTGATCTTGCGCTCCATCGCGTTTGCAACTTCATCGGGACTAAGTAATGTATCAAAAGATCCAGGTGGAAACATTCCAAGAATGAACGCCATGACCCAAGGATTATCTCTGCCATATGTTTTAATCTGTTCTCGCGCCCATTCAATATTAATACGTTTAGATCTCCTAGGATCATCTGGATCACCTGTAATTCGAATGCGATACCAATGATGTGCTAGCGTTGTTGCGGCTGCGTAAAGCATTCCTGAGTGCGACGTTGGATTTCCAGCTTGCAAGATCTTTCCGAAGATTGGACCTGTAGATAACCCTTGCTCAGCTGACTTAAGGACTTGTGGAGAGATGTCACCTGACTCATCTATTAAATATAAAACGTATTTCGAATGCAGTCCTGACAGAGTTCGTCCTTGCTCTTCAGCGTTTGAAGTTTTTGGGAATGAACGAGCTGACATAAACCAAGTAGCAGGATGCTCATTTAAAAAGATCCTTTCTTTGGTCCAGGTAAATGCTGAGGATAAGTATGGGGATAAAGACTGCCACTTAGAAAGCTCTGCCCACAAGTTATCTTTCAAGTTGTCTGCATTAATAGACATCGCTGCGGCTTTTGGATGCTCGATCTTATCTCCGTAGCAACTAAGGAACAACCAACCACACCAAGCTAATAGAGCAGACTTGCCTGGGCCTGGGCACACGCTTGTAAAGATATACGGATTTTATCCGCATCTTTTGAAACAAACGCCTCTAGCCCTTCCTTTTGCCAAACATCTGGCTCTACTCTGAAGTGATCCCATACAAATTTTACTGGGTTTTCTCTCCACGCCTTCAGAATTTGCGCATGAGATAAACCTGTTGAACTACTCAAGCCAGCCCCACCTTCTTTTATTTCTTACATCTCTAATGCAAGTGTCAGACACATTAAACATAGATGCAATCTCATAATTATCAAGACCTTGATCTATAAAACTTCTTATTTCATAAACCTTTTCTTTTGTTAACTTAGACAAAGGATGCTTTTCACCTTTAAGATCTGGATTGCGTCCTTTATTTTTTCGATCACGACTATTGATTAAATTATTACCTGGAAACAAATGCTTTGGATTTACGCACGATGGATTGTCGCAAGTATGGCATACAGCCTCAGGTAAATATCCATGGACAAATTTAAACATTAATCTGTGTGCTCTAATTTCTTTTCCATTAAAATGAGAAACACCATAGCCTGTTGGGTTTTTCTTTTTAAGCCACATCCAGCAAGAGTCCGGTCCTCCAGACTTATCAATGTAACTTTGAATCGATTCGAATGTATTTAATCGTGGCATATCACTGCCACCTCGGATCGTCTACACGTTTAATTTTAATTGAATTAGGAGCGATTATATTTACTCGAATATCTTGTTGATGAGGATACGCTTTAACAAAAACCTTAGTTCCATCGGGTAACGTGAGCTGGATTACTTGATGCTGTTTGGCCGTGATGACTAATCCTTTTTTAAATTCCATCTTTATCCTCATACATCGGATGCATTCGTTTGGCCTGAGTTCGAACCAAGTGAAAAGATTCAGGTGCTTGAATTAAAACGCGAGCCCTAAACCTTCCATTCTTTTGTAAGAACGTGATCTCCATCTCTTCATTTCCATGTTTAATAATTAATGGATTATTTTTCTTGAGGCTGATTACTAGAGTTTTCTTATTCTCCAACTTGAGCCTCGGCGTAAGCGACATATTGCTCAAGCATTTCAGCCTGATTAATAGGCACAACTTTTTTAAGTTTATGTAAGCAGCAGGTTTTGAATTTGAAATTAGATCCGCAGAAACAGACAGCATTGCGTGGGTATTTTAGTAAAGGGTTTCTAGTGTATCTTCGTCGAACTGAATTGTAAGCCCATGGAATTCTAATTAAAATAGAATCAAGTTTCCGGCTCAGGCTTCTGATTATTCTTCTCAAGTAAGGTACGACTTCCATTCTCCCAGCTCTCCTGAATTAAATCCACTAAGGACTTTCCTGCTTCATGCGTGATTCGCTCAGTGAACATTGCCTTATGTTTACCTGCAAGCTCTATCGCCTTGAGTCGATCTGAAAGCTTTAACTCATGACCCCATTCTGTAGGCTTAATGCTATTCACGCTAAAACGAGCTGTGGCAGGCCATTGCTTCATAGGCAGTAGATTGCCCTCGCCGTCGTAAAGCTCTCGTATATCGAAGTCCTGGATTGAATTAAGGGCACTCAGGATATTCTCAATCATTGCCTCATTGCGGTCGTTTAACGCACGGTCATATCGATCAGACCTTAACTTGTCGCAGCGAATCCATCCATTAAGAGCTTTGAAAGGGACATCCATCTCATGAGCAATCTGTGAAATCGTTCCACCTGAAGCCACATGATCAACAATCTGATCCATCAAAGTAGGATCTTGAAACTTCTTTCCCATCTCTTTCATTGATTCGATGTACTTAATTCCATCAACAAGTATCGTTTTCATATTCAAAAATACTAAACCATTGAAATCATTAATCAAGTCTATATTCTATAACGCATTTACCCGCAAAATAGTTACAAAGTAACGCTTAAGTTACACTTTCGGTTACAAGAATTATTTAATTATTTCATATATTTATATTATATTTATTATATATGTAACTATTGTAACCAATAATATATATACATATAGAAATATATGTGTGCTATATATTCTACCACACACATTTATATATAAGGGTCTATTCCCCGAAAATTCGGTTACAAGTCGGTGCGTGGCGAGTCATTGTTTTTATCTTTAAAAAACAATTACTTACGAGATTGGTGCCGAAACTTTAGGCAGGTTTCAAAGTTACACTAGATTTTGTCATCTAGCATATATTGCTTAATAGGAATTTTAACAGATTTAGCAGGTGTGCCATTGTACCGCGTCGTAGTTTCGACTGACTCCGGCAATCTCTTCAACGTAGGACTCCAACCAGCTGTCCACTTCGTGTCTGAGAATACTCTTTTAAGCTCTGGGTGTTTGGTTTTAACAAATAAATGGTCTTCAAAAATCTTCAAACCATAACTTACTAGCAATTTATTTTGCTCAACTAAGAATGTTTGCTGATCGCCAACGGTAAAATCTGGATACAGTATTTTGTAAATAATTGTGCCCAGAGACATATCTTTGTTTGGCAATTTGTAGCTTAATATATGATCCAAACATTCAAGCTCATCAGACTGATTCATTTCAGACGCGCCGCGATCAACGCCAAATATATCAGTTGAGATAAACATATTTGCAGTATTTATATCCACCGCCTCGTCTTGTAACGCAGCTAGATATGCGCCAATTACTACAGCATATTGATCAGCCACGCGTGATGATTGAGTACGTTCTGCGATCAACGGATAAAGGGTTTCGCGGTTCTGTTTGATCACATCTATCTGATTAATAGCTCGCTTAAACATACGGCTTGCGAAGTCCTTAGTGATCAGCTTATTAAACGTATCCTCGATTCCACCAACGCCTAGAAAATTATTCTCCTTTGGCTGTGTAAGCTCAATAGATATAAACCTATTACGGTCCTGATTACGCTCCAGGTTTGCCCTGATAGAAGTAATGAAGGCTGCAAACCTAGCGGTGTACTGAAGCGAGTTACCGTTTGCAGATCCCTTTGCAACGCTTGAGCTTGTATCACTGCTAGCTAGCCTGAATAATTCTAGTACTTTCTGGACCTTCATAGCTGATTCGCGGTCATCGGTTTCAAGCTCATCCATTAATATAGGTAAAGAGTCTGATCCAATCGTTTGCCTAATCCCAGCCTCGGTTGTTTGCGATCCCATAAAGCTATAACTAATTCCCTTAAGAAGCTTCATGACTATATGGTTATATATATAAGACTTACCTGCACCTGATCTAGCCGTAAGCCAAACGTGCGGTCGCCAAGGTAAAGCTCCAGCAATAGGAGCAAGGAATAACCAACCAAGTAAGATCTTAACATCAGTCTCAGGATGCTTAAAGCTAAGCCTCTGAAGTGCGCACGATAATGCGTTCATATCCTCAGGCGTTGCTGCTGTATCAGCCGGCGGGCTTACCTGCTTAGATGCAGAGAATATCTTAGATGATTTATAATCAGAGAATTCTAGAATCTTTCCATCGATGTAGAGTTTATTGCCAAGATTAAAAACAAATCTATCATTATCCATAACTGCGCCGGTTCCAATAATATTCTCAGGCTTAAACACACCGATGCGCTGACTGCGAGATATCAGATCATTAGCGATCTTATTATAGTTAACGTAGTACCCTTTCTCATCATCTCCAGATAAATAGGCTTCATTTTCTGCAAACTCCTGCTCTGTCATAAGTTCCATTAAAGAGTTTTGCGAATGCTGAGCAGCTGTGATTGCAATGGGCTGCTTCTTTCTAGTCGTATAATAGAAGTAATGATTCTTATTATATCCAAGCAGGATCAGTTTATTTTTCTCGGTAGGCTTAACTATAGTGAGCTGAGACGCAACAGCGGATAGACCTTCAAGTACTGCAAGGTCATTAAAGTCAGTGGGCTTAGTTTCTAATGATTTGAACTTAGGAAACAGGACCTGTGCTGAATAGGTAGATGCTAAATAATTACCAGCATCACGTCCTGCGTTTCCAGTTTCAGGTTTATAAATGTCATCGTCGCAGCAAACGATAACGTGCTTAGATCTTAAAGTACGGTAGACTTCTTTAAGATTATTCGCATTGAACGCAACAACCGTCGGAGTTCCCGTTGCTTCATATATAGAGGCAGCTGTTGCAAATCCTTCAGCTAAATATATTTTTTCAGATGAATCTAGAGCTGCGGCATTTGGGATAACGTGGAAGTTTCCGTTTATACGCTGTCCTTTTAAAAAGTATTTAGACCCATCAGGATTAATGCGTTGATAACCCCATATCTTTTTATCTAAATCATACATAGGAACATGAACGACTCCGCGCTCATCGATCTTAGATGTGTATTTAGATTTTAGTTGTTTCTTGGTTAGGTATGTAGATGTCTCGGCTGCATTTTTAAGTGCAATGAATTCAGCAGTGGCTTTTTTTGAAACTAATTCTTGCTCATCTAATTTAAGTTTCTTGGCTTTATCTTGAGCAATCGATTGCTGAGCCTTAATGTATTCGTTATCTTCTTTAGTGTACTTGCCTTTTGATTTAAAAAATAACTTATTGCCTGGAGATTTCCAGTTACCAAAGACTGCGTTGTAATATTTGTTTCCGTTTAATGTGGTGCCTTGCCAGTAGGTAAACCATAGATCATTATC